CACATCTGCCCAATAATTAATCCCGCCCTCAATAGCCGTAACAAACAAATCATTCAAAAGCTCTTTGTCGATTATTTCCCCCCTCATAAAACTTCCCTTAATAATCCTAAAAACTCATAGCCAACCATCCGAGTACCTCTCCCGTTGTCCAACCATTTCAGATGACGGGCAGTAGTAGCAGAAAAATCATTTTCACGAACAATCCACGGGCCGCCAACGGGGGCAGTAATTCGAAACCCGATAGGCGTTTCATATGAATAAGCGACATCTAGCCGATCCGTGTGGACGATATAGAAATTTTGCTTATCAGTTGGAAACGAAACACTCGGGACCATTTTTTGCCCTAACTGTGTTCGCTTCTCATAGTTGAGAGAAAGTTCCCTCTCTCTTTCTTCTGTTCTCATTGCATTTCTCCTTTATGTTTAAAAACCTGATCATCAGGCTTACTGATAAATCATTACATATCAGAATGAGAAACGCAAATCGAAAAACAAACAAAAAACCAAACATCAGCAAAAAACCCCGAAAACAAAACAAAAAACAGCACAAAAAAATATTAGGTTTCTTATCTTTTCGGCTGCTCTTTTTAATCAAAAAACGAAAACAGAAACGAAGCTTTAATTTTAAACAGCTACCAACCCCGAACAAATACTCTTAATAGAAAACACCAGATCAAACAGTGTTTTTATGTCGAGCGAACACAAGTTCGATCGATTTAATTTAGAAGTTCGGTCACTGAGCGGGGCACCCCCAAGGGGCCTGGGTGGGTGTGTTTTTTTATATGTATAGATATCAATTCCCGATGCGTTGTTTTTTTGGGGGTTGGGGTTGTTGTGGGGTTATGTCAGCTTGGGTGATGTTTGGGGTGTGGTTTTTGTCAGTTTGGTGCTTAAGCCTTTAAGGATGCTTGTCTACTTTTAGTAGCATTTATGCAAAGCTGAAGGCTTTGCTATATGTATTTTTAATCCCCCCCTATAGTCCCCCCCTTACTGTCCCATTTTGGGTGGACATGGTTGTTTTGGGACATTCTGTTCTGTTTGTAGGTTCTGTTTTTTTTTGGAGTTTTTTATGTCGAATGGTGGCGGTAAGGGTTGGACTTGGGATGAGGATTCGAAGTCTAAGGTTATGCCTGAGAAGTGGGTGCGTTTGTTGGATTGGTTGTTGCAGGGTTCTGAGCGTGTTCCGAAGTTTCAGAAGGAGTGGGCTGTTGAGAATGATTTGCATGAGTCTTCGATTCGTCGCATTAAGGCTGATGTTCGTTTCATCAAGGAGTGGGATCGTCGTTGCGCTGAGTTGAATATTCATCCTGAGCGCACTCAGTCTGTGATTGATTCTTTGTGGTCGCAGGCTGCTGGTGGTGATGTGAAGGCTGCGTCTTTGTATTTGCAGTATATTGACAAGTTCACTCCTAAGCGGAAGGTTGTTGTTGATGATGAGCGTGATGCTGAGAGTTTGTCTGATTCTGAATTAGCTGACGAGTTGTTAGCGGAGGTTCGTCATTTGAGGGTGGTGGCTGATGAGTCTTCCCAGTGACGATGTTCGGGTTGAGTCGTTGGGTGAGAGGATCAGTAGAGACTTTTTGGACCCCTTTCTCGACGAGGAGGTCGTTTGCGGTTTGGAGACGCCTGAGGAGTGTGAATCGTGCGGTTGAGCAAATGGGACAAAGTTATTATCGGCGTAATAATGATGGGGACTACTTTGTCTATTGCGTTTGTGGTTGGGGTGTTGCTTCGGATTGCACAGTCGTTGTTTCGGTAGATGATGAAAGTTTGGATTGACCAGGATCTTTGCACTGGGGATGGTTTGTGTGTTGAGCTTTGCCCAAGTGTGTTTGACATGCACGATGATGGTTTGGCGTACGTTAAGGAAGCTGATTGGAAGTCTTTATATGGGCCTGATGCTCCTAGGACGGACAAGTCTGAACCTGTTTTACAGATGACTGCTACGGCTACGGTTCCTGACGATCAAGCTGAGGCTTGTATTGATGCGGCTGAGGAATGCCCTGGAGAGTGTATTTTTATTGAGGTTGATTGATGTCTAACACTATTAAGTTGATTACGGCTATTAGTGGTTTAATTATTGCTTTGGTTTCTGTTGCTGCTGTTTTGGGTTTTGGGCGGGACACTGAGACTGTTCCTTATCAAACAATTATTTTGGATTCTGAGGCTGCGTATGATTTTTTTCTTAAGAATCATCCTGCTAAATAATGTCTCGTCTTACTGAGCTTCGGCAAGAAGCGGAATGGAGAAAATGTGAGAGAGATGAGTCTCATTTCTTACGTGTGTATTGGCATATCGCTCACCCTGCTCATGGGCGTATTCTTTTTGATCTTAGGGACGCCCAGTCACAAGCTTTAGTGCAGTGGGCGGATTCTAGGTATTCGTTGACTTTGAAGGCACGTCAGATTGGGTGGACAACTCTTGTTGCTGCTCACCAGTTTTGGTTGGCGTTTTTTCATTCGGATCAGAACATTATTGATTTGTCTCGTACTGAGCGTGAAGCTGTGTTGTTGTTGAAGAAAACTAAGTATGGGGCTAAGAATTTGCCTAAGTGGATGTTGGAGCGTGGACCTAAGCAGCTTGTTGAGCATCAACAAAAAATGTCTTTCGATAATGGTTCGACTATAACTTCGATGCCTAGCGCTTCTGATCCTGCGCGTGGCGAGTCTGCTACTTTGATTGTGGTTGATGAGTGGGCGTTTCTTCCTAACCCTGAGGAAGCTTGGGCTTCCATTGAGCCTGTTGCTGATGTGGGTGGTCGTATCATCGGCTTGTCCACTGCTAATGGTTCAGGTAACTTTTTTCACCATTTGTGGACTGGTGCTTCTGCTGGTAACAACAAGTTTGCGACAATGTTTTTCCCTTGGTCTGCTTCTGAAGACAGGGACGAGTCTTGGTATGAATCTAAGAAACAGTCAATGTTGGCTTGGCAGTTGCATCAAGAGTACCCGTCCACTCCTGAGGAGGCGTTCATCAAGTCGGGTAACCCTGTGTTTGATTTAGACATGTTGGAAGAAATGGGTTTCGGGGTTAGTGAAGGTCAGAACGGGTATTTGCATCCGACTAGTTCGCGTAGTGTCGAGTTCAGAGTGACTGTATGAGTTTAACTATTTGGGAAGAACCTCAAGGGAACGACACTTACGTTATTGGTGTTGACACCGCTGAGGGCTTGGGTCACGGAGATTATTCGTGCGCTCAAGTCCTGTCTGTTTCAAGCGGTGTTCAGGCTGCGGTTTGGCATGGTCATATTCCTCCTGATGAGTTAGCTGTTGAGGTGTTTCATTTGGCTTTGTGGTACAGGGATGCTTTGACTTGTGTCGAGTCGAACAATCATGGTTTAACTACGATCACTGAGTTGCGTCATTTGGGTCACCCTAATTTGTTTAGGCGCAGGTCGTTGAATAGTGCTACTTCTAAAATTTCTCAAGAGTTTGGTTGGAAAACTACTAGGACTACTAAGCCTTTGATGATTGACGAGTTGGGTTCTGCTTTGAAGAATGGGGAGTTGTCAATTAGAGATTCGAATACTTTAGCTGAGTTGCGTACTTTTGTTCGTAATGATCGCGGTTCGATGTCGGGCAGTCCTCACGATGACCGTGTTATTGCTTTAGCTTTGTCTAATCAGATGCGGAAATACGCTCATGTTCCTGAGTTCACTTCTAAGGTTGATGACTATTGGACGGTTGGTTGGTTCCGTAATCAGATCCCTAATCAGCAGGAAAAGCCGTCTTTGCAGATAGGTGTTCATAATGTTCGTGGGACACCCCGTATGTCCTAGTAGGGATTCCCTGAAAATCTAGCTAGGAGATATGCCTTATGGCAAGAAATTTTGTTTCGCACACTAATGGTACAGAAACCGTTGATGGCGCGAAAGGTCAAAACAATAAAATGGAACGTGGTGGATCTGTTTCTGCTAACCCTATTTGGGAACCAGGAGGACCACAGTCACCTACTGAAAGGTTTGAGTCGCCTAAGTATGCGAATCAGACTGGCGGGTATGGTGAAACTGCTGTGCGTGAAACGCCGATGAATCAGCATGGAGAAACAGGTAATGTTGAACCTGCTGATCCTCAGCCTGACTTGCGCGGTCACAACGCAGGCTAGTGGCGATCCTCGCTCCAGAGGCCACATTTGAACAGTTCTGCGAATACGTTGAGGAACATAAGGGTTCTAAAACGGATCAAGAATTACAAGAGCTGTGGGAGTGGCGTCAAAAACTTTTAGGTTTACGCATCATCACCGACAAGGCTTGGCGTGAGCGTTCGTTGGCGCCTGATGAAATGCACTTGACTCGGAACCAGCGTGAACAAAAACTTATTATGGAAGCTAAAGCTCAAGGCAGGAACATAGAGAAGGTCTGATGGCTCGTAAAACTCGCCG